CACGATGGGTGACCATCCATCAAATTAACACTTGTGATCGCATTCCTTTCCCGAGTCTTGGCAACCCTAATCTGCCGCTGACTTTCCGCATTGTCAAAACGGGAAGTTTGCCGCAGGCTGTATTCCTGAAGGTGTATGGCACGAAGGCCGAAATCGATGGTGGCGATGCAAATAAATATGATATTTTCTCTCGCGCCGGCACTCCTGCCACTATTAATCCTGGCATTGGTCGCCCCTTGCTCACCATTCGTTGCAAGGAAGCAATTGTCAATGAAGATGGCAATGCCACCACTAATATCTTGCGCGTAGTACCATTGATGGCCAACTTGTCATCCAGTCATCGCGCAAAGTTTAGCCTGATCAAAAACCCCACTGCTCTAGCCATTAGTGGCGTTTCTTACGATCCAACCACTGCTTCTGGCGTGTTCACTTCCGCAGCTCAGCTTTCGGCCATTGAATATAACCTTACTGCTACTGGCTTGACTGGTGGTGATACTGTGGCTACGTTCTTCACTGGTGATGATGACGGGCAAAATCTAGAACTGCAAGAAGTTTTTCGTTATAACCGTGAATTTCTCACTCGTCCTATTTCCAACGAAGTGGGAGATAGTGGAGACATCTTGGTGCTAGTAGCAGAAAGTGTTGCTGCTAGTGGCAACACTGTTGCTGGCTCTATTACTTGGGGAGAACGCTAATTCGCCATGACATATCTTGCACTGCCTCATGAAGTGGGGCGACAGCGCGTTGTTGTCGCCAGTGGAGCTAATGCGGGAACAGTTCTTCAAGAAGAAGGGCAATTCCCAACGGGGCAGGCGCCAATGGCTAGTGGCATTCCTGCTGTATTGCCATTGTCTGGCAGTTCGTTAACCATTGCAAAGTATTTAGAAAAGCCTTCAGAAGTCAAGAGAGATCTGCTTGGCAATAACAAAGCAGAAGAAAGCCTAAGCCTGTTTAATTACACAGACGATTATGCCCTTCGTGATGATATTTACGTTACGGAAATTCAAGGGCTCAATGAAAGCGGGGCGAATGATACAGAAAGTGCCAAGTGGAGCCAGCTAGAAAGTGTTGGCGTTGATTATTCTCCGCTTCCCATTGGTTATTTTTCTCATGATGCGAATCGTCGTGGCATCAGGATTGAGCTAGCAAAAGCGGAAGGCGGTTTCCAGCGCGCCCGCTTGTCCACGCGCAAGCGCTTCCGCTATCAAACTGGTCGCGTTATGCGGGCTTCCGTATGCCTGCAGATGAGCAAGGCTCCGCTGCCAGCCACGGAGAAGCTATGGGGCATTGGAGACAGTCTGGACGGCTTCTTCTTTCAAATAAGGGGCGATGGTGAAGGAGATAATTTCCGTCTCATCCATCGTCGTTCTTCTGGCGATGGCCTTGTCAAGGAAACTGTTGTACCACGTAGCAGCTTTAATCATGATGCCTTGGATGGCAGCGGAGCGAGCAATGCAACGCTGGCCTTTGAGCAAAACGCCATGTACCTCATTGAGTGGGGGTGGTATGGTGCCAGCTCTGCTCGTTTCTATGTATTTGTTGTAGACGATCAAACTACGCTTCCTGCAACGATTAGGCAAACACCTCGTGGCCGCTGGGTGTTGATGCATGAAATGCTCATCCCTGACAGTCTTGACGCACCAAGTCTTGGCACGCCAGTACTGCCTTTCACCATTGAAATTAGCAATTCAGGCTATTTGGTGGAGCCTCAATTTGTCTTGAAATATGGCCTAAGCCTGCAAGTGGATGGAGGTGAAAGTGAAAAGGCAGAAATTTACGGAGCTGATTTGTCGGATGGCCGCGACATTGGACCCATTATTGGTGGCACTAGCCCTTCTCATCTTTTCCCATTGTTTGCCATTCGCTCCAAAGCATTTGCAGACAACAATATTCTGAACACATTGCAAGGCTTGCCTAAGACCTTGCAACTTCTCGCCAATTATCCGACAGAGCTTGTTGTTCTGAAGGATGCTCAGTTCTTTGATTTTGATGAAGTGGGCCACTTCAATGGCACGCTTCCTTCTGATAGTGCAGGTGCATTTGGACTTGCCGAATCATTGCTGCAGGGTTTTGATGAGAATGGAGACATCATTAATATCACCACTGAACTTCCAGAATCTCTTCCAATTTCCATTCAAGATGCTTACGCCGCAACGGACATGGGCACGCTTGAAGGTAATTTTGTAGTGAAACAGCGCGTGGAAGGTAAGCCCTTGCTTACCACTTATCTTGCTGCCAACAAAGGCGAAATTGTTGCCCTCTCTTCTATTTACGACCTAGTAAGAGAATCAATCACCACTGAATATGACAGTAAGTTTGACTTCCCCGTTAGCAATGAAGACTATGGCATTGCAAGCATCAATGGAAGCGGAACAGTGTTTCTTGATAGGAAGCATACGCTAGAGCCTGGCTTCCGTTTTGTCATTGGTGCTACGACGTTCTACGTGAGAACAGTGCCTGACAATCTTTCTATCACGCTTTCCTCTTCTCGTGGTGGTGCTTTGTATAACAATTTTGTTACCGATGGCATCACTGCTCCAAATAATGGAAGAGCTTTTTATGACATTGTTCTCTCTGGTTCTGTAGCATCTCGCGCTCGTCCCATTGACCAAGGCGTGGTTGCTTTTGCAGTGAGGCGCATTTCTGATACTGCCATCGTTGAAGATCTTGGCGAAAAGAATGCGGAGTGGATGAGACTGTTTAATTGCTCAAGCAATGTAGCGTATAATGTAGTGAGTCCTGCTCCAGAAGTGAGGGCTTTCCTTAACTACGGCTTGCGCTAATAATGGCCATTGGTAGTGACATTATCAACCTTTCGGCTAGCGGCTTGCCGAATGAGCTAGAAGATCGTGCTTATGCTTTTTGCATTGGCACTCAACTTTTGCAAACGCCATCTGGCACTCCGCGAAATGGAAAGCTTTCCTTCAAGGTGGAGCCTTCTTTGTTAGACGTGGCAGTTAGTGGCGATACAGTAGGCACCACTGCTATTGGTCTTGCTGCTGCCGCCAACATTTCTACGCTTTCCGTGTGGAGTGCTGCTGAAGAAATTGCTGATGATGGGCTCTCTTATGGAGCTTATGCAGTTAGTTTCGCAGAAACTTCTACTAATGGAAGCTTGGTTAATGTATGCGCTGCTGGAGTGACTAGGGCGACTGTTGCGAAAGATCGCATTGGCAGTGGCGTAAGCATTGCTTTTGATACCATTCAAAGCACAAGCCATGGCTACAGCCTTGGTGATGCAGTGGTTGTTTACAGCGGCTTCATGCCAGTCCCTCTAGCCACGGGCGTCACCTACTATGTCATTCCGTCAGGAGCCAATGCCTTCCAGCTTGCTAGTTCCTATGCAGCGGCAGTGGCGGGCAGTGGCATTGATTTGACTGTTAGCGGAGGGCCGATTTATCTTCGCGCTGATGACATTTGGGAGCTGCGGCGCAATGGCCTTTCAGGAGCTGCTACTCTCCATCGTAATGATAATCTTGTTTATACATTTCCTTCTGGCACGCTTGAATCATTGCGACCATTTTTCTGGACTAGGGAAAGCTCAAATAGCGCTACACTACCTATATTCAAGCAAATCAAAGTGAGCGGAGCATCGTAACCAATGGCTCAAACTAGGCTAATCACTGATCTCGTTGAGCTTGTAACGCCCAACAACGATGATGTGCTTGTCATTGTTGACAACACAACCAACCCCTCACTTTCAGTAACCAAGAAAATTAAATATTCAAGCCTGAAGGAAGACCTTCAGGACATGATTGATTTGTTTGTGCAAGAAGGCACAGGCATTAATGCCTCGTATAGTGACGTTGGCAACACTTTGACGCTAAGCGTGGTGGCTGACACCACTGTTCAAAAAACCATTGTTAGCACTGGTGGCACTGATGTTGGCACAAGACAAGAGCTAAATTTTATTCCTGGTGCTGGCATTACGCTTACTGGCGCTGATAATCCTAGTGATAATCGCGTTGATCTAACTGTTAATACGGTTGCAGTGGTTTCAGGCGCCACTTTGTCTGGTACGGGCAGTCCAATTAGTCCGCTTAGTGCTGTGACGGTATTGGGCGATGGAACAAAGCGGCTTGATTTTCGTGGTATCAAAGCAGGCAGCAATAAAATTGCCATTGTAAGTGGTGATGCTGGTAATACCATTTCTATTGATGTGGTATCTAGTGGCATCAATATTAATGATTTGAACACTAGCTCGCCATTGGCAGTTAATCTTGGCGGCACAAATGCCACCACTGCTAGTAACGCAAGGGCAAATTTAGGCGCAGCAAAAGCTGGTGCAAATAGTGACATTACTGAACTGACCGGCCTCACCACTCCATTGTCAGTAGCTCAAGGTGGAATTGGCGCAGACACTGCTCTTCAAGGGCTTAAAAATCTTGAAGGCTTGAAATATGTGACCAGCGTTGCAGTGGCTGGTCAAAGCTTGGTGGTGAATGATACCACTCTTGTCTCCAATGAATACAGGGGAGAGCTTCGGGGAGTTAAGGCGACAAGTAGCAAGATTAGCGTAACCACTGATGGTAATGACATTGCCATTGAAGCTAATCCTGATGATATCTTAAGCGCATCCACTCAAAATGTAAATCTTAATGGCCATCGTATTACTAATCTTGCCACTCCTGTAAGCTCCACAGATGCTGCTACGCGGTCTTACGTGGATCAAGTGAGTGCTGGCTTGGTTGTGAAGGCATCAGTGGTGGCTGCCACGACCAGTGGTTTCTCTGCCTCTTATCTTGGTAGCCCTAATTTTACGCTTACCATTAGTGGTAGTGATACGCCAGTTGTCGATGGTCTAAGTATTACGTCTACAGGCACAAGCGTATTGATTAAAGATCAAGCGGCTGCTTTGCAGAATGGTATTTATACGCTGACTACTGCTGCTTCCGCCCCTAGTACTAGCGCAGTATTTACAAGGCGTGATGATTCCAATTCTGACGCGGAAGTCATTGCCGGTACATTCGCTTTTGTAACTAGCGGCACCACAAATGCCTCTAAACAATTTGTACAAACTGCTCCAGCACCCACGCTTGATACTGATGGGCTTGTTTACAGCATTTTAAACGATACCACGCTGGCTGATGGAAGCGTGGAAAACGTCAAACTGGCCAATATGTCAGCTTTGACTATTAAAGGAGCTGTTGTTAGCGGAGAGCCTCAAGATCTCACTCCCAATCAGACCATTGGTATTTTAAATAGCGGCACAACCAAGCTCACTGCAACCGTGCTTCCTGGGGGTACGACAAGTGCTTCTGGCATTGTTCAGCTTTATGATGGAGTGGATAGCGTCAGTGCATCTTTTGCAGCCACTGCTAATGCTGCGAAGATTGCTTACGACGCTGCCATTGCTGCTAGTGGCGTGGCGGCTGCTGCCATGCCTAAAACAGGCGGCACGTTTACTGGAGCAGTCTCTGGCATTACTGCAGCTTCTGGTACTAGCAATACAGAGCTTGCTACAACTGCGTTTGTTGCGACTGCTGTAAGTGGAGTGGCCAAGTTAGATGTTGCTCAAACTTTTACAGCTCAGCAAACACTTAGCAGCGGAATTGTACTTTCAAATTCCAACATAGAGAGCATTAAAACTGCCACATTTAACTCTCAGGCAAGTCTTGTTGGCACCGCTGGTACAATCAATATCGATTGGTCTGCAGCTCAAAATTATCTTCAATTAGAGCCCACTGGCACTATCACTTATACTTTTACAGCGCCAGTTGGCCCCTGCCATTTGCAGCTTTTTATTGATTCAGATGGCACCAATACCGCTCAAACAATTAACTGGCCTGGTTCTGTCACGTTCCTGGGTGAGGTGTGGGCAGGTGTTGATGATAAAAAAGCTGTCATTAATTTTTGGTATGATGGCACCAATTACTTTGCCATTGGCACAAATCAGTCTTGAGGAGGAATAGGTAATGGCTAATCGTTATTGGGTGGGTGGTGCTGGCGCTTGGAATAACACCAACACTGCTAACTGGTCAACTTCTTCGGGCGGATCTGGCGGGGCGAGTATTCCCACCAGTACTGATGATGTTTTTATAGATGCAAATAGTGGTGGCGGAACTATAATGGGTAGCTTTGCTTATGCAAATTGCGCGAGTCTTGATACGACTGGGTTCACGGGTGCATTGACATCTAGCGTAAACGTCTGGGGAGGGAGTACAACTCTTGGCACAACTGGTACTTATACAGGATTGAGCATCAGAGCTAAGGGAACTGGCGGCTCTTACGCGGCCAGTGCTTCCAATTTAACAAGCGGTTTATACGTACAATTGACAAGCGGTATTTACACGCTAACTGGCACGCTTCGATGCCAAATTTTTAGCATTGAGAGTGGATCTATTTCGGCTTCGACTGCGACAATAAGATGCTCTAGTGCTACTAACTACAGCACTCAAAATAGCACGGTAGGCACTATTACGTCCCCGCCAGATGATGCCTCCGATAATTGCTTTTGTAGTAACAGGGGAAGCGGAGGGTTTTCAGTCGTCACTCTTAAATATTGCACCTCTCTGGGATCTACTAGTTCAGGCTTGATGAATGTTCAGGCTTTTGGTGGCTTCCGCTCACTCATGGCGTTTATTGTATCGTCTACTGGTGGTTTAACTATACCATCGTGGCCTACTTCTGCTCAAATTAGTAGTCTCTTTATTCAAAAAACAGGCCAGGGAACAATAACGCCTAGCGTGCCAATTTCTTTCAGTAATTATACTTCATTGGGTCTTGCGGGTTCGTATATAGGAGTGTCATCCGCAACTAATATTGGCTCTCTTCGTGTCGAAAATGGCGCAAGCTTGGCCGCTGGCGCAGCCACAAGCCAAGCAAGGGTGGAGGGTGATTCATACGTGGACACGCTTAATTTTTCTGGGTCTCTTCTCACCTTGCACAATAACACGCCAACCACTACTGTCATCGGTACATTAAATTCCACTGGCAGTAATCTTACAATAGACCCCAGTTTTGATTCAACTGGAACTATTGGTACTTTGAATTTTGGCTTGTCTAATTCAGGCATATTTACAGCAAAAGGCAGCGCAACTTTGAGAGTTAATAATTTGAATATAGGTGCGCCCGGGCAATCACAAATTGTTACTTCTTCTGCTCACCCGACAACACAAGCCAAAATTGAAGCCGTTAGTTCTTTCTCGTTGCAGGGTATAGAATGGCGTAGTATTGACGCAGATGGCATTGTTCCATTCACAGGGACAGACTTTGTTGATGGAGGCAATAATTTAGATATTTCACTTGGCGCTGGGAGATCGCCTGGCCTTTTCTTTGGGAGCAACTTCTAATGTACGCACTTATTGTTGACAACAAGCCTTCTGTCTATCCGCTCTCTCTTAATCAGTGGCGGAAAGATCATCCAAGCGTGTCATTGCCTTTTAGGCCAAGCGAAGCGCAGCTTAATGAGCAAGGAATTTATTCCGTTGAATATTCTGCACCGCCAACTTACGACCATACAGTAAACCGCAAAGAAACAGCGCAAAAACAGTCGGACGGCACATGGAAGCAAGCCTGGATTGAAACGCCTGCCACTACAGAAGAGATTGCGCTTCGTACTAACGAAAAAATCAATGCAGTTCGCATTGAGCGTAATAAAAAGCTTGCTGACAGTGATTGGACACAACTTCCAGACGCTCAAGTTGAAGCCGATGCATGGGCAAGCTATCGACAAGCTCTTCGTGACATTACAGAGCAAGATGGTTTCCCTTGGGAGATTGATTGGCCATTTGAACCATAATTAATGGACAAGATAAATAACCAAGGGCCGAAAGGCCCTTTCTTTTGCTTGTACAATGAAAACACTATTGCGATGAAGCAAGTGGTTAATTGCCCTGCCATTACTTCCGAGTGGTAAGAGCTTTTGCTAGGCTAATTGTACGACCTTGATAATCATGATCTATCCTGCGTCTTACGACATTGTTCTCCTGCAGAATTCATCTTTTAAGATGCGTTTGACGGCAGCCAGTAGCGGCGTGCCAATCAACATTAGTGGCTATACGATTGATGCTGATATTTGTTACGCAGATGGCCATGAAATAATTACAAGCTTTTCCCCTTCTATTGTTACCGCAGCAAGTGGCATTTTTGAACTGATGCTTTCCCCGGTGCAAACTGAAGATTTTACCGTGGGTAATTACCGTTATGACGTAAATGTAACATCACCAGGAGGGGAGCGTTATTATTGGCTAAAGG